TGTCCGATGCCGAATTGGGATCGATGCTCGACGAGGCCGCTACAAACGCCGGAACGGCCGAAACACGCGTTGCGGAACGTTTGTCCGAGGCAATGCGTCCGAAACGTCGTCGATCGCACTGCAAGCGTCCTGCGGGCCGTAAACGCGAATCGATAGACGACGTTATCTCGGATGGATTGACGGACTACCCGTAATGATCGACCTGAACGGCTACATCGACAAACACCAAACGCCGAAGCGCGAAAAAGCGATCATCGCGGCGTTGCTTGCGGCATGGCAGCCGTTCATTGCGAGCACGTTAGCGGGGCGGACTCCAAATTGGGAAGAGTTCCGCAAAGTCAGCGAACGAGCAATCGGCGACCGGGTCGAGGCGGCGAAGCGGCTCGCGTTCGTGTTGTTGCTGTTGGAATGGATCGGCGGAGCGCTGGCATTCTTCGCGATCGGTCGGGGCATGATGTTCCGCAACGCGAAAGACTTTGCAAGGTCCGAAATGTCCCGCTGGGAGAGCGACGGTCGGATCAGCGAACTCGGACGCGAGCTAGTCAAGACGTCTCAGAAGCGTTGGGGTGATTTGCCGAAAAATCCAACTCAGGACGATTTGGAACGGTTCGTCAATCGAAATTTCGGTCACGATCGCGCGGAGTTGATCGCCGCGACGGAATTTACTGCGGCGCTCGTACGCGGTCAGGGATTGGCCGTTAAGCTGCTCCGGAAAGCAGGGATCAATCTTGTCGGCTATTGGATCGCGGAACCGGACGCGTGCCAGGAATGTGCTCAATGCGCTGGAAAGGCCGATAGTTTTTGGCGGCAGATATTTCCGGAAGGTCCGCCGTCTCCGCATGCCGGATGCCGTTGTCGTATTCGATGGGTTCGTGAGGACGTTAAGACATGATTTCGGACACGATTTCACAAACGGCCGATCGTGCGTATGTCGTCATTCATGACGGGAGAGTGGTAAACGTTTACCATATCTGCGAAACGCAAACGGCGACAGTGAGCCCGGTGCCACTGGCGGCCATAGCGTTTGCGTCTCATGAACACAGACGAAACGATCCGGAACAACCCGTCGACAAAGAGGAAATGCCGTTTACGGCGTTCCCGCCTGAAACGTGGTCGGACGTCTGGCGACGTTGGAAGCGACCACGTTCGGAAATGTTCGGCAAACGATCCAAGGCCGATTGGCTAAAAGTGCGGCGAGTAGGACCGGAACGCATGCGGAGCAAGTTATCTAGCTCGGCGGCAATGCGGGCTATCAAACGCCGTCGTCAAGTTGGTCCGGAAACTCGCCGGTAATTGTCGGAGGTAGGTTGCCGATAATGTCGATCAGGCCGTAAACGAATCGCGTTCCTTCCGGCATGTAGAATACGGCAATGCAGTCTCCATTAGTCGCTGTGACCGCGACATACTCGGCACGTTCATCCGGCGGCAATTCGCGTTCAAAACAAAGCGTAGGGACGATTCCGTACTCTTCGCACACTTCAGCCAATCGACGCGAGCCGACGCCCATGGCATCGCGTAACAGCGAGTGCAAAAACGGCATCGCCTCGGCACGTTCTCGCCATCGTTCCGGAATGTGAAACAGTTCGGACAAAGCCGGTTCGGCACGTTCGCCGCGCACGACGCGTATGTCGATGACGTCTCCGGATCGAATCTTGTCCCAGTTCAATCGGATAAGTTCGATGGCTTTTGCCGACCATTCGTCAAGCGGCAAAACATGCGCCGAGTCGATCACGCGCAGAGTTCCGTTGATTCCTACGAGAATGACATGCGGCAATTCGCCGTTCGCGTTCGTGTGCCAACCGTGACGGTAAGCGGCTATTTGTTCCATCAAATCTCGTTTGCACATTTCCGAACGGTTCGGTGCCGGTTCGTACGGCCGAAACGCGACGAAGTGCATACAGGTCGCCGTATCGCGGATTTCTAACAACTTGGCTTTCATGTGGGTGCTCCAAAAAAGGTAAACGTTTACCTTTTCATACCGGCCGGAAATTTCGGAAAATTGGCGCGCGAAGTTTGTCGAGTATGCAGGAACGCGGCAAATTGTGAATCATGGCTACACGATTCAAAAACCAAATCCGCCTGCAAGAACGAGCCAACGGTGTTGATCGCATCGACCGCGAGGCCGGGATTATCTATGGCGTTCGGATCATTTCGCCGAACTCCAAGAACGGACGCACCTACGAATCGGAAGCGCTGAAAAAAGCCATTCCGCTCTACGAAGGCGCAAAGGTTTACATCGACCACCAAGACGAAAAAAGCACGACCGAACGTCGCATGCGCGAACGTTGGGGCGTTTTGCAGAACGTTCGCGAAGGTGCGGGCGGGGGACTGGACGGCGACTTAGCGTATTTGAAAACGCATCCGATGACCGATTTGTTGGTCGAGTCGGCCGAACGGTTCAGCGATTTCGGGCTGTCACACGACGCCTACGGGCGACAGAAGAAACAAGCCGACGGAACGACAGTCATCTACGAAATCTACAAGGTTAATTCTGTCGACGTCGTGGACCGTCCGGCAACAACACGCAACCTATACGAAAGCGAACGCGCCATGAAACGGAAACTTTTCGCCGTACTTCGTGAACATGCTACCGTTAAACCCGCCGACACGCTGTTGGCGCGATTGCAAGAAATGGACGGCATGTTTAGCGAAGAATCGCCCATGCCGGACATGGCCGAAGATGCGGGCGAGTTGTCGCCGGAGGACGCGGTATCGGAAGCGATCAAGGCGGCCGTTTGTGCGATTTGCGATAACAAGTCGCTGGCATTGGCCGACAAGGTTTCAAAGATCAAGGCACTGCTGCAAGCCGAAGAAACGATCAACGGCGGAAGCAACAACCAGGGGAATGACGCAGCTATGACCGAATCGTTGAAAGCACGGGTCGCCGAGAGCGAAGCCGAAATCAAGCAGTTGAAAGAGTCGCTACAAGCCGAACGCGCTGCGGCTGCCAAGAAAGCCGACGAGGCGGCTGTCGAGAAACTGTTGCGAGAATCGAACCGCAACGTTACGCCGGAACTGGTCTCGGCGCTCGTATCGGTCCCGGTCGATCAACGCGCCAAACTGATTGAACAAATGGCACCCGCCAAACAAAAGCCGGGCGTTTCCGGATCGCGATTGCAGGAACAAGAAAAGGGCGATGTTCCTGAGTTCAAATCGACTGAAGATATGCGAAAGTTCATCGGCTAGTCCGGATCATTCATCGCGGGTTCGCTCGCGTGCGTTAGCGGTTCGCCGCTGTGACAGGTAAACGTTTACTTTTTGGAGTGTGAACCGTGAAAGGTTTGATTCTCAGCCAACGTTGGCTCGCGGCGGCTCAAACGTATGAATACATCGCCGCACTTGAAAACGCCGCAACCAACTCGGACATGACGGCGACCGCGACGTCCGGTACTGTCGCGGCGGTAACTGCGGTTCCCGGTGGTGGCGTCAGCCTGACCACGCAAGCGTCCGACAACGCAGTCGGTACGTTGACCCAGAACGCGAAGATTTGGACGGTTGCGCAGGACAAACCGATCAGCATTGGCATTCGAGCGCAGTACGCGGAAGGTAATACAAGCGCCGCAAACGTGTTGCTTGGTTTGCATTCGGCGACCGTTGCGTCGGCATTGGCTAACGACGGCGGCGGTACTCCGTCCAGCTATTCCGGTTTCGCGTTCTACAAAGTTGACGGCGGAACGTATTGGAAGTGCGAAAGCTCGATCGGCACGACCAAGGTCACGACCACGCTCGACGGCAACAACGCGCTGAAAGTCACCAAGACGGCTGGCGGTTCGGCGTATGTGCTGTTTGAAATCGACATCTTGCCGAAAACGTCGACGCTGTGCGACGTGGTCTACAAGATGGACGGTTCGGTCGTCGCGAAACATACCGACTTCACGTTCACGAACTGCGCCGCAATGGCGATCGTCGGCGTTGTGAAAGCCGGTTCGAGCACGGCCGAAACGTTGATTGTCAGCATGGCTCGCGGCGCTCAATGCCGATAGTCGAATCCGCTAACTGAACATTTCGCCGATCGGTCCGCCGGTCGGCTTACTCCAAATCCAAACGCGCCCGGTATGGGCAACATTTCAAAGGGTGGAACGATGACGAAAGCAATTGCCCGTCGCCATAACGAAATTCAACGATGGCGCGAAAGCCGGGAACGGGAAGGACGCCGCGAAGATTTCGCCCGTGAAATGGGCGAACTGTTCTGCGACAAGTCGACCAACTTGCAGGATTTCAGTTTGCGACGCCTCGCCGAAGCGTTGATTCCGGACGGACGCGAGTTTGTCCAGAACTATCTCGACCCAACGATGGACGGCGGTTTCCGCATGCAAGAAGCGGCCGACGTGGTCGCGTCCAGCATGTTCGCCAACATCATCGGGCAATACGCATACGCTGCGACGTTGCAGTCGTATCAAATGCCGGAACTGATCGGAGATCAATTGGTAACGGTTGTGCAAACGCCGTTTAACGGTGAAAAGATTCCGGGCATTACCCCGATTGGCGATCAAATCGAATTGATCCAAGAAGGGCAACCGTACCCGCACGCGACCGTCGGCGAGAAGTGGGTTGATACGCCGGAAACAACCAAACGCGGGTTGTTGATCGACGTCACGAAAGAAGCGGTCTTTTTGGATCGCACGTCGCAACTTCTGTCGACTGCCGGTGATGTTGGCATGTGGCTCGCGATCAACCGCGAAAAACGCATTCTCGATTGCGTCGTCGGTGCTACGACGACATACAAGCGAAACGGTGCGGCTGCGGTTGCGACTTACGGTTCGGACAACACAAAGTCGTCAAACCCGCTCGTCGACTATACCAGCTTGGATGCCGTCGACACGCTTATGGCTGCGATGACCGATCCGGATACCGGCGAACCGATCGTCTGGTCGCCCGATACCGTGATCGTGCCGCCTGCGTTGCGCAATACGGCGTTCCGCATCCTGAACGCAACGATGACCGGCAAGACGACGTCGACGGTCGAAACGCGCGTTCAGAACACGCCGCAAGCTACATCGCTGATGAACACTTGGACGGCATTGTCGAACCAATGGGTCAAGCAGCGCACGTCGTCGGATTCGGTTTGGTTCTACGGTTCATTCAAGAAAGCCTTCCGCTACATGCAGAATTGGCCGATGACCGTCGAACAGGACACGAGCGCTTACGAATCGTTCCGACGCGACGTTGTGGCATCGTACAAGGCGAGCGAGCGCGGTACTCCGGCCGTTGTTGAACGCCGCTACGTTGCCAAGTCAAGCTAAGCGAGGGCGTTGCAAACGCTGCTCGAATCGGCCATAAAATTAACGCCGCGTCCGTTTTGGTCGCGGCGTTAATCGTTTAATGGCACGGAGAAACGGGAACATGGCGAACGACAAACCAGGAACCACGGCAACGGAAACACAACCGAACACGCCGTCGAAAGACGATGCGGAGCGCGCAAAACTGTTGAAACAGTTGGAAGAAGCGCAGCGGGTTATTGCCAAACTGGAACGCGACAACGAAGAAAAAGCCGCGGCGCTGCGTGAAGAACTGGAACGAACGACCGGCGCGGCAATGTCGGGGCAACGGATCAAAGAAACGCCGCTCAAACTTGACGGTTCGCCCGCGTTCAAGTTCCGCGTAGGTCCGAAAGCGCTTATGTATCCGAACCAACGACCGGAAAAGGGGACCGTTTGCCCGGATCACTTGAAGATCGAAACGATCCAAACGGTCGACGAAGTCGAGGCGATCCGGTGGTATGCCGCAAACCATGAACTACGGGCGAACTCCGGAAAACATATCGACTTGGTTCGTTGCCCGATCGTCGCCGTTTGTGTGGACCCGACACGGGAGCAAATTCGGCAAGACAAAGAAGGTTTAGGTGTTGTCCGTAAAAAGCTGGCAGCGAATCAACCGCTGACGGAAATTGACCGCGAATTGATAAACAAATATCCGAACGAAGCGTACAAGTAGTTCGGCGGGTTCGTTCGTTGCTTTTTGACTTGGAGTTTTAGAATGATTCGGTTTGGTGGACCAAGTGGCGTCAAATGGCGCGTAGTGCTCGACGGTGCAGTGTCAGAGGGATGCGCTATCGACGCTGCGGAAGCGATCAGACTTGCCCGTATCGCGTGCGGAGTGTCCGACGTACTAAACGTCGACGCGTGCGAAATCCAAACGTTTACGGAGCCCGTACGCGTTTCGGAAACGGTTCCTGATTCGGTTCCTGACGCGGTTCCTGAGCCGCAAACGCCGACTCCGCTTGCCGACCCGCAATCGACCGTTCAAAACTTCGTCGAGCAAAACGCGGGAACCGCTCCGCAGGCGTAGTCAAAAAGGTAAACGTTTACTTTTTCGGAGGTCCGTTCCATGTCGATGACCGATGACCTGTTGTCGCGTGCCGCGTCGATAACGGCCGAACTAAAGCTCATGTCCGCGTCGAAAGCGGGCGGACTTCCGAATGTGAACCAATCAAACGGCGCGGCGAAAGTCGATCACGTCGAGTACAGACTTTCGCTTTACAAAGAACTCGACGGTATTTGCAAGGTGCTTGGTTTATCGAACACGCAACAACTCGACGAGTTGTTAGCCGGTGGCGATCCGAATACGTTCGAGTCTCAGACCGAAATCACGGGGTAGTTTATGACCGGTGACGAGTTGCGAGCGTTGTACGCCGAAGAGTATCGATACGTCGACGACGTGATCGATTGCGGGTACGAGTTCGGCGGGCAACGGTTGTTTTCCGGAACGACTCCGACCGCGCCGTCGTCCGACGTCAAAGCGACGCGATCCGATCCGAGTCAAAAACAAATCGTCGGCGCAATGTCGGCCGGTTATCAATACGTCGCATCTGACAAGGTGTTCTCCGTGTGGGCAAAGACGCTCGACGCGACGTACAGTTGGGAACCGATGCCGGACGACGTGTTGATCGTATTGAACGCATCCGGACAGCCGCGCGAGCGATGGAAAGTTCTTACCGTCAATCGTACGGTATGGGGCGCGCAGTTCGAGTTGATATGCCGGTTGTCGCCAAAGACGAAGAACCCCGCCAATGCCGCTCCCTAAAGTGATCGACGCCGAAGAGTTCGAGGAGACGTTAGACGTCTGGGTCGACGAACTGGAATCGATGAACTGGGAATCGGCGCTCGGGAAGTGCATTCCGACGCTGACCACGGATTTTGAAAACCACTTCATGCAATCGCAGGGCGACGACGGTCCGTGGGCTCCGCGCAAAGACAACAAGCCGCATCCTCTGTTGATTCTGACGGGCGCGTTGCTAGAAGCGGCTCGCGACACGGGGAACGCTGGGAATATTCATTACATCGACGAGGATACGATCGTCCTCGGCGTCAATGGTTCCGTTGTCGAGTATGCAGCATTCCACCAGTATGGAACGTCAAAGATGGTAGCGCGTCCGTTCATTTGGGCATCGGACGAGGCGATCGATTCATGCGTTGAAATCTTCGCATCTGAGGCGTTCGGGTTAATCGTAAAATGACGTTGCGAAGTCGACATTATGAAACGATGACCGCGATTGCGACTGCGTTGTCGGATTCGGCGTCCGGCATTGGTTTGACGTTTCAGGTGCGAAAGAAGGCGATTCATGCCGGTACGACATGGCTGCCGGGTGCGTACGTCGCTCCGATGCAATCGCGGCCGTTGCCATTTGAGACCGGATTGGACATGGTCGCTTACCGTAGTTTGGTTGCGATAATTGATCCATCCAGCGAAGGGGATGCCGTAGCAGGACTGGAAAGCAACCTCGCGAAGATCGAACGCGTCGAAGATATTTTCCGGAACAAGTCGTACGGGACCGCTCCGCATTCGCTGCGGGCATTGCAAGATAGCTTCGCGGAACCTGAACCGTTCATAATCGAACGGATATACTACGAACCGACTCCCGAACGTTTTGTGCAAAAGGCGCTTGCCGACGGGTACGATTTGAACGGCGTCGTTATTGTTGTCGAGGCGAAAGTAAGGCGACCGGACTATAGCACACTGGGGTAACAAATGAGCAACGAACAGACGGAACAAACCACGGAACAACCGGCCGCGCAAATCGCAGACGAAACGAAGTTACATTGGTCGGTCGTGGGTGGAGGGTACTCGCTATTCGTCGCGCCGTGCGATCGCGAATTGGCGGTAGCTGCCGTTGTCGCGTATACCGGCAAGCCGGAGGCCGCGTTTGTGTTCCAACGCGCGAAGTTGGTTTCGGTTGCCGACTTGATTATCTATCCGCGATGGAACGACGTTGCGGGGGTAGATGCCGACGGAAAACCGACCGTCACGCGTCAGGTCGCATACGAGCGTCGATAGTCGGCGGCGATCCAAAAAGGTAAACGTTTACCATTCATTCGAGAGGGTTCGGAAATGTCGCAGAGTTGGCAAACAGCGGTTTACGGATCGACCGACAATTGGTCGAGCAACAAAATTCTGATCGGCGTTACCGACTGCGATCTACTCGGAAACCGCGTCTTTGACGTGGCGCAGGGCAAGTCGCAAACCCGCGAAATGACGAAATGCCGTGCCGCGCAAATGGGCGAAACGGTGTCAGGCGGGTTTTCGCTGTTTCCGACGTCGGCCGAACTTGATTGGTTGCTCACAAACGCGCTAGGCTGGGGATCGTCGTCGCCGTGGACGCCGTCGTCGTCGTTGTCGTCGATCAATCTATGGGCGGACAAAGGCGATCTTCAAACGTATAAGTACACGGGTTGCCGGTTAAATCGCCTCATGCTGTCTGGACAAGAGTTCCAGTTTTTGAAGGCGCGTTGCGATTTCATCGGCGAGTCGGAAACGGAAGTCACCGACCTGACGACAACCGGAGTGACGATCGATTGCGCTAACTGTTTCCCGTTCAAAGACATCGTGCTGACGATCGGTGGAACCGCGTTCAAGTTGAAGCAGTTCGACTTGACGATCGATCAAGGGATACCGGCGCAGCAACAAGAAAACAACGCGACGCGTACCGTTTTCGAGGCGGGAATGCTGACCGTTGGTCTAAACGTAACTGTGGGTTTCCGATCCGACACGAAGGCGCTGTATCGCAAGGCAGTTGCCGGTGACGATAGCTGCACGTTGTCGTGGACGGATGGAACCTACACATATACGGCAACGTTCGGCAACTTGAAGATTCCCGGCAACGGACCGACGGTTCCGGAGAACGGTGAGATTACGATGGTTCCGCAAATCCAAGCGTATCGATCCGGCAGTGCGCCGGTTATCAGTATCGCCAAGGCATAGTTTCTATTCCTAAGTCGGCACGGGGTCGGCTGCATTTGTTGGGGTTTGGTATGGCAGTTCAGACATGGAAAAACGGGCTGATCGTTCCGGGTTTGGCTCGGAAAGTCTACATCGCCGAGGAGGACGGTTTATATCCTGAGTTGCGATGTTTGGCGATTTACATGCTTCCGGAAGAACGCGACGCGGCGGATGCGAAAATTCGCTCGTTTGAGTCGCAAGGCAAGTGGTCGGCAGCGGCCGAAGTCATTGCGAAAGAAATTGGGAAACGCGTAACACGTTGGTCGTTCGAGGGATCGCCAGCCGAGTTCGCGAAGTATTTGCAACCTACGTTGCAAGTGATGTTGTATCGCATCATCAAAGGCAGCGAGCCGAATGGACACGATCCGGCCGGTGTCGATTATTTGCCGGAGGGTTGGGTACAAGAGTCGGACAACGTCGAGGGAAAATAGCGGCTGCATATCGTGTATGGTTGCATTCGCCGAACGTGGCGGCGAGACCGTGTTCGATATGCAGGACGTATAGGTTTGACGAGTCGACCGGCAAACCGCACACGGACGGAGAGAAGAACTGGATTCGCAGAGTGCCGGGGGAATTGCCGATATGCGAAAGCAAACTCGAAATGAACGGTTGTCCGAAGGGACATTGGACGAAAGAACCGTCCGCGTTCGTCAATCGAGTTATCGACGTTTATCGATCGATTCGCGCCGGGTCGAATCCGTTGCCTAAATGGGAACGTAGGCTGCCGTCGGTGGTTCGCATCATAGCGGCGTTGCATGCCGAGGACGAAACGTATCGAACGAACTTGATTCGCGAGTCTGTGTTACTTTTGAGGAATACTAGATGAGTGCTCGCGACGTTCTGTTCACTCTAAAGGCGATTGTTGATCCGGCGACGCGGGAAACTGTTTCCGCGTTTGCTCAGACAGTGACGGCGGCACATAAGCAAGCCTCGGCGGCTGCCGACACGGCGGCGAAGTCGGCAGCGACCGCGTACAAACGCGCGTCCGACGACATCGCGTCCGCATCGCAACAGTTGACGCAAACGCAAAAGGCTGCGACCGCTGCCGTCGTAGCGGCCGAAAAGTCAGCAGCGGACGGAATCGTTTCTGTTCACGGTACGTTAGCCGACAAGATCAATGCCGCACGATCGCGTATCGATAAGGTCGAGGACGACCGACGAAAACGAGCGCTCGAAAAGTTTCAGCGAATCGAGGCCGAAAAGGTCAAAGCGGCCGAAGCTGGCGAACGCGCGATAGCCGAAGCGGTTCGACGCGCACAAGAGGCAGGCGTCGAGGTCGGCGATCGTGAGATAGCGGCGCTCAGGGAACGAATTGCCGAGACGGTCAATAAACGGATCGAAAAGCTCGATCAGGACTTGTATCAGGCAAAGTTGCGGGAATCGGAACGCGTCGCCGCCTACGAAGAAAAACAGGCGATCAAGCACGTTCACGACTTGGAGCGCGCAGCAGAAGCCGAAGAGCGCGCCCGGATCAAATCGGCATCAGCGGCCGAACGTGCATCAGTCAACGCTTACCGGGCATCGAGGGCCGCGATCGACGACAGCGCGCGGGCATCCGAAGCGTTTTCGTCCAAAGCACGACAAGCGTTCCGCGAAGCGATGACGGCAGGCGCGGAACTCGGCGAATCCGTTATGAAGATCGCCAGGGGGTTCGTTGCGCTGAGTCTGGTAGGCGAGAAAGACTTGGACAAGTTGAAAGATCGCATCTTGTCCATGCAAGGTGCGTTCGACTTGGTTTCGGGGTCGATCCAGACGTTTTTGAAGATCACGAAGTCCATCGAGCAGATGCGGGCTGCGATCATCGCCGCTACGGCCGCTCAGAACGCGTTAAACGCGAGTCAGACGGCTGGTGCGTTCGGTGGTCTATTTAACAGTGCGGCAGCGATTGGGGGCGGTTTGGCGGCTCGTTTCGGGTTGCGGGCCGGTGCGTCGACAGCGGCGTCGTCTATCGCCGGGACTGGGGCATATGCTGGGGCGGGTGCATATCTGGGGACTGGCGGAGGGGTCGCGGCCGGTGGCGGCACAACGGCGGCAGCGGCCGGGTTGCCGATCATGCCTGTTACGGCTGCGACGGTTGGTTCGTTGTTCGGTTTAACGGCAATCGGAGACTCGGCATATCAAACCGTGCGAAACGGACAGTTTTTCGGTGGCGCGTCGCGTGGCAGTTTTACCGACATCGTGGGCGGGTCATGGCTCAATCCGTTTGGGTATCTGACGGCGGGCGATGTTCGTTATCAAGAGTATCAAACAGCGCGCGGGTCCGAACGGGCTGAACGTGCAAAGGCGGCTTACGCGGCAGCCAATGCGTCGCGCGATACTATGGCGGCGCAGGCTGCCGGCGGATATGGGGCTGCGGCATCTGCGATCCATGCGCAAGCGGCATCGTCTTTTGAAGTGCGGACGGCCGACATGTCGTCTGAAGAAAAGCGGGCGGCACTGGTCAAGGAAATTGCCGACGAGGAACGACGCGTCAAAGACATGCGCGCCGAAGCGGCGAAGTATGACGATCGACTCGGCGCGATTCGAGACGCGTACGAACAACAAGCGGTGAACTCCGAACAACGGATTTTGGAACTGTTGCACAAGAAACAGCAGACCGAACGCGAAATCGCACGCGAGAAAAAGACCGCTGCCGAGGATGCGTTGCGAACGTCGGAGCGAGAATTGGAAAACCAAAAACGCATGGTCGATGCCAAGCGTTCATCGCTCATGTCGGCTGCCGAACGATTCGGTCTAATGGATGAGGAACAACAACAGCAAATACTCGAACTATCACGACGCCAAAAACGCGGCGACAATTTGACGGCGGAAGAACTGCGAACGTTGCAAGGTGCAGGTGTTGAGTCGGTCGACAAATCGATCGCCGAAGAGGCAAGGCGACGCGCTGCGGCTGCCGGGTTCAACGAGATTTCGCATACCGATCAACAACAACTCCGGCAAATGGAGGAACAACAACGTAAACTCGAATTGGTTGTTCAAGACAAACGCGATATCGTGGTAAACGTTCAGGCGATGAGCGAACAGAAATTGCGTGAAGTTCAACAAGCTGTCTTGAACGCGATCAACACGTCGGACAAAGAGACGCAGGCACGGTTGCAACAAATGACGAATGAAATCAACGATTTGCGGTTGCGTCATCAATCGGGAGCAGGTGGTCGATAATGTATCTGCGAATCGGTGGAACATTGCGTCCGTTCGTCGAGGCCGACGTCGAGCCGTCGTATCAACCGTTTTACGACGGACAGCGCCGAATCTATAAGACCGGCGTAACGATGCGAGTTTCGGGACGGATCGTACAAAACGAAAGCCCTACGCAGGCGGGCATGACGGCGCTCATACAAACGCTGCAACAACAACTATCCGCGCCGAGACCGGATATCGTGTTGCTCGGCGATGACGGATCGACGCCGTCGGCGATTTCGTTGTATGCGTCGAACTGCGTTTCCGGTCCGGAAGTTCGTGAACTTACATTGCCGTCGAACGCTGGCAAGTTGTATTTGACATCATGTCCGTACTCGTTCACGGTTTACGGCGAAGTCACAGCCGGAAGCGGTTCGACCATTTTGGAGTTCATGGAAGCGATCCAAGACGCCGGGACTGGCGGGTATGAAATAGTTCACGTCGGCGGGGCTATCAATCCGCCCGAAAGGCAAATCGGTCAGCAGTACACGCCGTACAGATACACGCAACAAGGGTTTGCCGTCGGAGCATTCGGATACCCGGTAATCCCTCCGCCGATTTGGCCTGGTGCATTGAAACGGCCGAGACCGCAAGTCATGTACGAAGGTCCGCAAATCATCGGACCGATTCCGCAGAATTTCAGAGTGAGTTGGTCGTACGAATACGAATCGGCGTACGAGTTGTTCGGAATACCGCATCAGTTGTAGGGGTGAGTTGTGGCGACGCAATATTGGATAGGCGCGGCAAAGGCTGTAGCGCAAATCGGGAAAGTTACGTTTTCAGCATACACGTCCGGACAAACGTACACGATCACGGTAAACGGCAAATCGATTTCGTATACGGCCGTTGCAAGCACCGAAGCGGACGTGTGCGGCGGTTTGGTTTCGGCATGGAACGCGGCGACGGATGCGGAGTTCGTCGAGGCGATCGCGACGTATTCAACCGGGGTTGTTTTGACGGCACGAACGGCAGGCATTCCATTTACGGTGACGGCATCGGCTACGACGGGTTCCGCTACCGTGACTACGCCGACTGCGGCAACAGGTCCGAATCATGCAGATAACGCGAAAAATTGGGCATCCGGTTCGGTTCCGTCGTCGTCAGATGACGTCGTATTGCGCAACTCGGACGTTTCGATCAAATACGGTTTGGACTGGTCGGCGATCAACATTGCGAGTTTGACGATCGAGGCGAGTTTTACCGGCGACGTCGGGTTGCCCGCGAAGAACGCAAGCGGGTATCCGGAGTATCGTTCTCGCTATTGGAAGTTGACAGACGGAACGGGATCAATGACGTTGATTGTCGGGCGAGGCGACGGGCAGGGATCGTCACGCATCAACATCGACGCGAACGCCGAAACGATCGTCGGAACGATCTACGCGACGAACAGGCCGCAGGTGGCGGGCGACCGTGCGTTGGACCTGAAGAATACCGATAGTTCGTCAACGTTGATCGTATACGCCGGGTCGGTAGGTCTTACATGCGATTCGAGCGGCGCGGCTGCGTCGTTGTCGGTGTTGCGTTCTTCCCAGGCTTCGCAGCAACCAGACGTTTTGATCGCGGCCGGAGTTACCGTGACGTCGGTCAAAAACATCGGCGGGCACGTCACGAACTACGGAACAATGACGACGGTTGATACGCAAGAAAGCGGCATCACTGACAACTACAACGCGGCACCGACGGTAAAGGTCGCATCGCGTGGGTTGGTGAATTGGTTGTCGTCGGCAGGCATCGGGACAAAGTTGTACGTTTACCAAAACGGATCGATCGACTTCGGTCGGCATTCCGGAACGAAAACGGTCGCTGCCGTCGACTTGTATGCGGGCGGTTCGATCATTGATTCGCTCGGGATTGTGACGTACACAACCGGAATCGTGTTGGTCGGTGGCAAGGTCGGTGATTCGACGATCGACGTCGGACGATCGAGGACGTTGTCGATTTCGTAACGGTGGACCGTGAAACAGTGTTTGATTTTTTGGAACGGCGTTCCGTCTGAGGGCGGCGCGTCGTTTACGTTGCAACACGGAGTCAACCCGTCGCGAGGCATCTTGCGGTTTCGGTTGAACGTCACGTTGCAACAATTCGGAACGCTGACGATCACCGACGGGACGTCAACGGTAAACGTTACCGGATGCCGCGTCGTACGGCGTGTCCTAAGTTCGTCCGGTCGTGGTCGCCATTGGGAGTTGACGATCGAAGATAGCCGTTGGCGTTGGTCGGAAAACCATGCGCCCGTGTGGGGTCAATTCAACGTTCAGAACACGGCAGGTATTGAATATTGGAGCAAGAAAAACGCCTTTGACATTGGAACGATGCTTTTCGATGCGCTAGGCGAAACGGGCTACGATTGTTCCGCGTTGTCGACTGACGACTATCCGGAGTTCAATTGGTCGGCCGAACCGGCTGCCGGAGCGCTTGAACAGTTGGCGTCGTTGTACGGGTTGACTGTCGTCCCGATGTTCAACGGCCGTTTTCGCTTGTTGCCGATTGGTGTTGGTTCGATGCCGCCGAACGATGATCGGGCTATGGACTTCCAAAACGCCGACGAGCCTAAGACGATACCAGACGCGCTCGTATTTGAAGGAGGTCCGACGCGGTGGCAGCAAGAGTTGATTTTGGAACCGGTCGGATTCGAGTCGTTTCAATTCCAAAATGTCGTCAAACCGATCGATCAATTGAGTTACACGCCTGCGACCGGTTGGTCGAAAGAAGATCCCAAAACGTTTAACGGAGTTTCTGCCGAGAAACGCGAACTCGCGAAGGCTTGCATTTGGCGCATGTATCGCGTCAAAACGCCGATCGTTTTGAAAGTACCTCCGGCCGCAATTCAGAACGGAACCAAAAAAGGCCGTTTGGGATCGCAGCAGTATCAACAGTTGCAAAGCTATTTCACGATCAGTTCATCGTCTGACATGTGGCGCATCTTGCCATTGTTGGGGGAACAAACAGCGGGAGCCATGTCGGCGCTAACATACGAACCGCCCGACCATTTGGTGTTCGGTTACTTCGCAAATCAGAAACACGGCACGACGAACAACGACAGCGACGCGAACATTGCGGCAGCGACGGCAAATTTTAACGACCCGGCTTATCAATACTTTTTGTCGTCTCCGGAAAAGTACGTCTATCAAGGCGACTTCTACGTCGACACGCGTAACGCCGTAGTGAAGTTTTCGCGGCCGGTGTATTTGTGGACGCGTGCCGGTGGAACGAATACCGCGCGCACGTCGGCGATGCTGCGACTGCGAACGGCTGTCTGTTTGCGTGATCCGGATACGCACGCGTTCGTTTCACAGCAGGTTTGGTTTCCACTCACAAACAGTTCGAGACAGGGCGTTGCGTCGATCGTCAAGCGCGACGACGTGTATTACTGGGTCGCTCCGGATGCGTCATACGCCGGGGGTGACAATGCAGCAAGTTTCACGGCGTCGGCTATGGTTTCCATCAATGCCGAGGCGAACAAGTATCGCAACGATCCGGCTCTATCAATTCCGTATAAAGGGTTCGTATTCGACGTCCAGTTGTCCGGAGCGATCATGTCGATTGAATGGCGTGTCTCGGATCGCGGAGACGGTACAACGAGCATTGATTATTTGACTGAACGTCCCGACCTGCGTTTGACGTCGCAACAACTCAACCGGCAGACTTACGTTTTGTCGAATGCCATATCGCAGGCAAAAGCGGCGAAGATCGCGGCAAGAAACGCGCGCGCCGGACAACGAAAGGTGAAATAGTGCTCGAACTAATCGACGGACTCGCGTTCGTGAATAGCACGGGATCGACGATTCCGGCCGGAGCATGTTTGGAAGTCGTTAGCCTTGCGTCGTCCGAAAAAGAAATCATCGTCACGGTGCAGAAGCCGACGACGTCCGGCATATCAAAAAAGCTGATCGCGTTTAACGGTCCGGC